CATACGTAGGGTCTACGGAGATGGACCTACCGTCATGAAAGGATTTAATGTCAGCCAAATTGGTGAGATCGCGCGTGGTAAATGGAGGAGCTTTAAGAAGCCGGTAGCTGTTGGACTTGATGCAACCAAGTTTGACATGCATGTCTCGCCCGCCGCCCTTGCATGGGAACATTCAATTTATTTGGATATGTACCAAGGGGATAAACGGTTGGCTAATCTACTGCAGTGGCAAATGGATAATAAAGGTGCTGGGTACTGTGCAGATGGAAAACTGAAGTACTCCGTTACTGGAAAGAGATTTAGTGGTGACATGAATACAGGTTTGGGGAACTGTATTCTTATGTCGGCCATGGTACATGCGTATGCAGAGTCGCGAGGGGTTGATGTGAAGCTCATGAATAATGGGGATGACTGTGTTGTCATGATGGAAAGTGTTGACTTAGACAAGTTTAATTTAGGGCTTAACAACTGGTTTCTGGACATGGGGTTCAGAATGGTTGCTGAGGAGCCGGTGTATGAATTGCACAAAATTGAATTTTGTCAAATGCATCCTATCGAGATTGGTGAGGAGTGTCGCATGGTGCGTAACATTCCAGTTTCACTTCGAAAGGATAGCATTTCAGTCCACAATTTGTCACATGCAGCCACTAGAGAGAAGTGGTGTACTGCAGTAGGGACAGGAGGATTGAACTTGACGGGGGGGGTGCCGATAGTTCAAAACTTCTACAAGTGTTACCAACGCATTGGTTGTATGCGTATGAGCAAGTTTACCGATGACCCAACTTTTGCCACTGGCATGAAGTTGATGAGTCAAGGTATGAACGAGCTGTACAAAGAACCTGATGCGTGGGCACGTGTTCAAATTTTTGAAGCGTGGGGTATCACTCCCGATGAGCAGTTAGCATTGGAGGACTATTACGACAAATATGAGTTTATGGATGATCAATGTTTTACCATTGAGAATTCACATAACTTGTTAAGTTGTTTTTAGCCGTCAAGGCTTGGGTACGATCTCAGACATAAAATCACACACATACCGAGCAAATAGTACGTAGAGCGTAATCTACATAGAAAAACCATGGTGAACAAGAGTAACCGCAACAACATGCCAGCGGGTGGCAATAAAACCCGCAACAAGAGACGTAGTACACGTCGAAGTGGCGCTCCAAGCGCGGTTCCCCTTCTGGGAGCAATTGTACGACCACCAGCTGCATTTTTGCGTGGCAACGATGTTGTCCCAATGCATCTCAAGGGTACACGTTCATTATTGAACGTTTATGATGGAGTGGGATCCAGTGGCC